TTAATTTCACGATACAGTTCATGAGTTTCTTCTCTTGGTTGACCTAATCCGTTTACAGAGGCATCTCCCTTGTGAGCGCTTAGTTCATTAGCACTTTCATTTGGATTTGATGAAACCATTTCTGAAAATTGAAAAGTAGTTCCGTAAACATCTTTGCCGTACGCTTCTGAGTCAGCGCCACAGGTAATGCCTTGTGACCACTTACCCTTAGTAATCCCCACCCCACAGTAGTCATTGGTAGGGATAGCAATAACTTGGAAATCATCTCCACCGTACTTATCTTGAAGCCATTGGAGAACTTCCATTTGATTAGCGTTACCACAGCCGACGGTTGTATTTGCTAGTAGCGTAACTTTGCCTTTAAATTGAGCTAGGAAGTTAGGGGAGCCATCAGCTGAGTTAAGCGAGATGTCATAGATAGATTTCATAGGTGTATTGTAACCTGTCCTTACGGTTGTTTGTCTCCTGTATGCTTGGTTATTTCCCAAAAAAATGGGCATGTAAACCTTAGGCCGCTTTTTACCTCAGTAACCCCATGGATATAGTTTTTATCTCCTGGGAAGAAGTAGGCAGCGCCTTTTTTAGGTTTAAACTGTACCCCTTGTAGTGGAAAGTATAGCTCCCCACCCTCATAATCATCGTTTAAATAAAACAGACTTGATAGGTCATAGTTTGGGAAGTCGTTAGGGGTTCCCGCATCTGGGCCCTCATGAAGCTCTTTATCAGCGTGGGGGTTTTGAAACTGCCCAGGGAGCCACTTAACAATAGTTGTGCCAGTTGGGTGTACTTCTACTTTATAAAATTCTTCAATAATTGGCCTTAGTCGTTGAAATAGTCCCGCAATTATTGGAGATATATTTGGATCATTTTTATCTAAGGTCGGTTGAGTTGCAACCCTATCTTTCCAATAATCTGAGTCGTAGGTAACGGTGCCGTTCTCATTTGTATGGCTTTGAGTCACATCCCAAATTGTTAACGATTTAGCGGCTTTTTCTAAGAACTCTATTTCTTCTTGGGTCATAAAGTTTTCTAGCTCAACAATCATGTCTTTGCTATCCCCAAACCAACCTGATGGGGTCATAGATGGCGTTCTTTTTGCTACAGTGTACGAGTCTTTATTTTGTTCCATATTCATACTATATCTCTTTTCGTCTTATCTATTACCCCTAATTTTAATGTTTTTACTTCGTGAGAGCCTTGAGATTCTTCTTTTTCGTTTACAGCATCTCTATACCAATCTGTCCATTTTCCAGACGAGTTTATCTCTTGTGCAGCAGACCCATAAGATATGTTTGCATCTAGTCTTTTTCTACCTGGATCTTGGTACTCAATAATCTCAATATCTGTCCCATTTAAATTTGACAAAGATATAGGGATAATTGTGGCAACCGGAGTTCCCGCCTTAATAACTACCCGCTTATTGGCAACCTTTGCCTTAATAGCTAAGGGCAAAGGGTTGTCATAAAAAGAAGTACTAATTAAAGACGCCATTGTCTCAAACTCATCACTAAAATAATTTACGGGGTTAATGGTAAAAATACTAACGTCCTGAGCTGTTCTAAAAACTAAACCAGTATTTAGGCTTATAGAGGATTGGCCTCTTCCAGAATAGGCTCCTTCTGGACTAAATACTTGAACACGATCTGGGGTTTGGTCATTTACACCGTCCCAAATAAACTCAATATCCTCTAAGCAAGACAGGCTCCAGCCAATTACATTTGACTGAGTTACTGGAAAGCATCTATAGGCATGATTTTCTGATGTTGCATCCATCCAGTCTCTTTTAATAGGCATAGGCTGAATGTCAAACAACGCCCCTTGTGTCTTTTCAACTGAGATGTTAAACATTAATCTGCGTCTGCGCTATACATCTCTGGGGTGTGAAACTTTTTGCTGTAATCAAGCATGGTCACAATGGAGTATTTAGTCCCAGAGGTTACTGGCATTGCTTGGTGTGGGTACATAAAGTTTGATGGAAAAATAAACAGGTCTCCAGCTTCTGCTTTAACTTTTAGGTTTTGTAATCTGAAGAAAAGTTCTCCACCCTCATAGTCATCATTGACGTACGAAACTAAAGAAACAGTGCAGTTATAAGAAAAGCCGTGGTCGTGGTGTTCCATAAAGTGCTGGCCTGGACCGTACTTAATAAAGTTAAAGGCTTCCCAATACTTCAGATTGTTAATGTTATACATTTTGCAGTAATCATCTACTGCTGGTGATTTTACATCATATAGATCTTGCCAAAGAGATTGAAGATTTTGTGACACTTCGCTTTTGTCTGGTTCTAAGTCTGTCTTCTTAAACTTAAAATCGTTGCAATCTCTATACTCTGGCATTAGTTGTTTGTACCCAACGTACGCTGGTTGCCAAGCATATCCAGTTTTATCGCCTTCTGGCTTTAGATTGGACTCAAGTCTGTTTATTACATCAAAACTTTCTTTAATAATCCCCTTGTAACAGAAGATTCCACTGCCTAAATTAACTTTTTCTGTCCATGTCTGCATTATATTCTCCCTATTTGTATTCTCGTCTTGACCAAACTTCATTTTGATATACCCCGCCATCAGGCTTTCGGTAAAATTTCATATTATTAACTACTTTATCATACATCGTAGATTGATCTGGTATCTCTATTTTGTGTTCCCAGTTTTCTCTTTTAAAAGGAAGAACCTGCATGTAGGGGGTCCCTTCCGGTATGGTACCTTCCCAACCTTCTGGAAGAAAAAATGGGAAAGTCCCAAGTAAGTGAAGCTTGTCCGAGTCCACAACACCAGTAGTATTTAAAAATGGTAAGTCAAACCTATTCATTGGTGTCATAAACAATGCGCTATAGCCTTCTGGAAGCTCCAAGCCCCAAGGAGAACTCCAAGCAAAATGAGTCTGGTAGTACCCCTTTGGATGCTCAAACTGTGGCATTGGGGGCCTTTGGGTACAGAAATCTTTGTACTTAGGGTTATCAATTTTTACGTCTATGATTCCCTGATTATTTTTATAGAAAGTTAAGTCGCACGGTGTTTTAAAGATGTACCCAGTTGTAAAGGCGTCCATAATAGCTGGGCACGCTTTCCACGTAGGAATTTTTCCATAGTCATCTGTCGTACCCTCTTTAGGGAATGGGCAAATTTCCTTTGGAGCTTTGTAGTATTCCCCACTTGGCATTTTTGCAAATCTGTCTGCATCTTTATACCAAGCAGGCATTTCTTTTTGTGTTGGTACGGGAACAGAAATATGCTTCTTATCTATCCACGGACGAAAAGATCTAAATATGGCTATTAAAGCCATTACTTGTGCCCCAATTCATTGATGTCTGTCATAACAACGACGCAATATTTTGTTCCTGAAACCATCGGCAGAGAGGCGTGCTCGTAGATGTAGTTTGAAGGAAAGACTGCAATGTCTCCCACTTTTGGTTTATAAACTAAGTTATCAAGTCTTGGGAACTTTATATCCCCACCTTCATAGTCATCGTTAATATAGATAACCGCAGATACTGTGCAGTTATACGCTGGGCCGTGGTCTGCGTGTATATTAAAGTGAGTACCGCTTCCCTCGTACTTTACAAAGTTAAAGGCCTCATAATACACAACGTTAATGCCCCAGTATCTAGCATAGTCATCTATGCAGTACTTAAGCTTTTGGTAGATCTCCTCATGTAAATCTATAAGTTCAGAGTTTGTTTCATCTCTTGGACCAAGATTTTCCTGCTTATATTTAAAATCTACGCAGTCTCTTGCTTTCTTAACTGGAACAGCAGAGTTTGTAACCTGCGCCTCTGACCATTTATACCTGGCACCTGTTGATAAGTTAGCTTCAAGAGTATCAATATATCGTGCAGCATCCTCATTAGAAAAAGTATTTTGGTAAACGTGTAGTCCCAAACCTAAATTCTTTACACTTACTTTATCATCTAAAGCTCTTTCAGGAACTCTGTTTGAGGCAGTTTCTGATCTATCTTTTGTAAACCAAATATTTTCATTTTCATTATGCATTTTCTTCTTTTCCCCACTTACCTATCGGACACGCTGCATTAAGTAGCGTGGTTTTTGCCTTCATTACGCAACCGCACTGGGTGCATTGTGTTGTTAACTTTACAAAATGTTCACAACTTTTGCATAGGTCATACCTTTTATCAATTTTTGACTGGTCAGTTATTCTAGCGTCTGGGTCTAACAAATGCCAGGGTCTAGAATCCCCTTGATTTTTTTTCCACGTTGCCCAAGCGTCAGACATACTAAGTAGTTTCTGGGGCTAAAAACTCATCCCCATCCCACAAGTACCCTAGGTCTATCTCGCTGCTATCGTCAACTGATTTAATGATTACTGGCTCAGAAAACCCCGCTACTAGTTTTGTTTCGTCTCCAAAGTCTTCATTAACCGTGAGTATGCTTATAACGTCTTCTCCTATTAAAAATGAGTACTTCACTAAACCTAAGTTTTTATAGGTGTCTTGGAGGGAAGATTTCACTGTTATTGGAGAAGCTTCTACAAGCCTGTCCCATCTTGCAGCTAAATCGTTGGGTGCTAAGTCTTCTGGAAGTAGTAACGAGTAAAAGACTTCGGATATCCCCTGACTATCTGGGGAGGTCATTACTAAATATTTCATATTTTGTCCT